CTTATTATATCTGCTGGTCCTGTAAAGTCTTGTTCTAGTAAAACTTCACCCCCACCTGAAACCATTACAGTATATTCTATTCCTGCTGCAACATCTACACTTAACGCAAAAAATCTATCTCCCCCTGTGTTGTTTACGTTTTTATACCCAGAACCATTAGACTCGTAAAACCCTTTTTTTAGGTTTGTATTACCTGCTACGTTTGTCCATTGTGTTGTTGAACGTTGCCAATTATTTCTGTCTGCATCTGTAAGAACGCTTTTAAAACCATCTTTCTGTTTATGTAACCATAAGTATAGGTTGTAGTAATCAGCGTTAGTAGAGTTGAAAAAATCACGTGAAAACGTTAAACCGTATTCTTTCTCAATAGCTAATACTAAAGCGTGTAATCTTATTGCAGGTTTTAAATCATCAAACACTACGCCGTGTGCATTGCTACCGTAATGTAAGTTTCCATTCCCTGCTGTATCTTCTCCGCTATCATAATACAATCTTCTTTTTTTAGAAATCAAAGGGTAGATAATAGCATCTAATACATCTTCACCATTTACATTTAAATCTGTACCATCTTGGAACTGTGCTTTTACATTTGTAGCATCGTATTCAATAGGGTAGTTTAAAATAGTAATATCAGATAACATCTGCTGACCAAGTAGGTCTTTTAACTCTACTGTATTTCCAAAGAAAGTAATACGATAATTTACAGGTGAATGATTACTGACCTCAACACTTTCTAACTTAATTCTACCAGACTTAAAAGGTTTGTAGTTTAAGTATAGTTCTGCACTCCTTTTACCTTGCACAACATTGCCTGTAACAGCAGGACTGTAAAAGTGTTTAAATATCTTGTTATTTGTTTTAGATGCAGGTACGTTAAAGGTTCTTGTGTAATCTGTAAATACTTTTTGTACATCAAGTACATCTTGCAATGTTTGTGTTAAACTTACGCTTTCGTTATCGTGTAACTCTACTTGTTGCCCCTCTATAAATAGCTGCAATTCTACCATTATCGTACATTGTTTATTTTGTTAAACGCAAAGTCAAATTGTACTGTATAGTTTATAAGTTTGTCGTTTAAGGAAGATTTTTGTGTAAACGATTTAGACTTAGGAATAATCGGCAGTGTCTTACCATCGTATCTAATCCATACATCTTCAGACAAAAATAGTTCTTCTATTGTTGATACTGCTGACTCTGAAATAAACCCTGTATTCATTTGTATAGATGTCTGCCCTTGTACGTTGTAACGCTGTCTTTGTCCACTATTAGTTGCATAACTTACAGTAGATGGTGTAATGTTGTTTCGCTTGTAAACGTCATCTGTTACGTTAAAGGTTTCTACTGTGCGTTTAAAAAAGTACATATCTTGATATGCGCCGTACTTGTTTACAAATGTTACTTTGTAGTCTGTAAACTTAGGTTCGCAAACGTTGTGTACTGTTACGGTCTTTAGTAAGGTAGTATCATCTGTATCATAAACTTGTATTGTGCTGCTATCAGCAGGTATGGTAATGTACTGTATCTTTTGGTTACTGTTTCCGCTATCTGTTATTTCAGTATCAGTGCTGTCAATCGTTACTTTGCCTACACCCTCTGCAAATATTGGAAACTTCCCTGCTGTGCCTTCAGGTAAGTATATATCGTTTGCTGTAATAAGTGCGTTGTCTGATAACTGTGGGTTTATTCCATCTTCAAAATCACCATATCCATCTATAAGCACATAATGATTTACAACAGGTGAACCTACATCAAATTCTAAACCTGTTTCACTATCTACTAATGTTTGTGATACTGTTACCCATTTTGCTACACAAGTGTAGTCATCGTTAAAGTTATGAATAATGTAATCTCTTACAAGGTTTGCTATCTCAAAAAGAATGTTATCTCTTGTAGATATTCTGTCTTTTGATAGTGTGTACTTTAAGTCTGTATCTGTATAGCTTCCTTGTGTACCACTATAAATGTATATCTTAACTGTTGCTGCTTTTAGTGCCATATTTTATAATGCATCATCAAAGTCTGCATCTGACTCACATTGTACTGTATGTATTTCAGATATTAGACCTTCGTTATCTATTCTTATTACTTGAAATGTTGTTCCTATATTACCTGCACCACTACTAGATGGGTTTTCATTTTGCGCGTAGTAATTGTTACCACCATTAAAAGGTAAACCACCATCACAAACTGTTTCTCCGACTGCTACTGTTCCATTTACTGCGTGTGTAATACTATAAACACCGTTATCATCACAAAAACTAAATCTTGAACTAAACGATTGATTTGATATGTAGTATTCAGAACCTAGTGTAATACAGGGGTTGTCTGATGCAGGTTGTGTAAGTGATACAGCATCTTCACAGGTTAGTGTACCACTATTAGAGTAACCGCTTGGAATGTCAAAGGTTACATCTATTGTCCTTGCAGTTGCATTTGCTACTTCATTAAATTTAGCTGCTCCTGTATCTGTTGTTGCACTTACTCCTGTTGCTACTACACCGTTTACTGTTACTTGTGCATCATCTAAGACGATTGTACCTTGTTGTGATATTCTAAATCCACTATACGCTATAATGTCATCACCACAGGCTAAAGCACTAAGTTGAGTTCCTGCTTGTTGTACATCTTTTGTACATAATAGGTAATCGTTTAAGTCAGTAGAACCAGAAGGTGTTGCATTATCGTATCCACTTGGCACTCTAAAGTAAAGTTTTAGTGTTACTGTTCTTGAGGTTGTGTTTGTGTTAGCAGGGTAATCTGTTGTAGTGTAATCTGTTGCACCAACATATACTTTATATATAGATGCTATTGCTTCGTAAGATGGTCTTGTAATTACCCCTGCTTGTGTAATGCTACCACCTGTAATGTTTAAATCACTACACGCTAAACTACCTGTTGCTGCTGCTGTTACTGTAAATGCGTTAGAAGATGTTGTACAACTATCATCATTGTTTTGTGCTGTAACAGTAAAAGTTGCACTTACTCCTGTTGATGCTGTTGTGAAAGATAGCGTTTGTGAAACTCCTGTACCGCTTAGTGAAAATTCTATTGCAGAAGAACCTACTCTATTAACTACATATTTTTTAAATGTTGCCCCACCTTGCTGTGTAAAGAAAGAACCTAAGCTAACTGTTTGTGCTGTTTCATTTAGGTTAGTAATATCTGCGATTGTTCCTGTAAAGGTTGCCATATTAGTATTTGTAGATACATCACAACTTGCAGCAGGAGCTACTTGTGTAAATGTTTGTGGACAGCTAATTGTTGCATCTGCTATATTGCTATATCCATCTGGAATACTAATAGTATAGTTTACTGTTCTTGAAACACTACTATCACCAATATTTAAAGCAGCGAAACTTGTTGCATCTCTATCTATAATAGTACCTTTTAATATATTAGGTTCCGTAATTGTACCGTCTGGTGCTACGCTAAAATTTGTTAGGTTAGCAGTTGTACAGGTAAATGCTCCCAATATTGGTGTAGGTGCAGTTGCTTCTATGTAGAATGGACTTCTTGCGTTTATTTTTGTACTCATCTTTTAAGTGTAAATTCTAATAATTCTTCTACGTCTAATCCGTATGCTTCTATTAATTCGTCTGGTAATGTTTTAAATGCGTTTTGAAATGGTTGCGTAAAAAACAAACTTGGTTTCAAACCTTTGTTGAATATTGACCGTGATATTAAAAAGGCAGTAGATTTGTAACTCATAAACCTCCCCCTTTTATCTGTAAACTGAAAACGTTTAGCTTGTACCCATTTTAGTATTCCATCTCTTAATCCACCTTTCTTACCTTTACCACTCCCAAACTTTGCAAGTGTACCATATCTTAATGTTAAAGGATATGTACTCTTTGCACCCTTAACACCTAAGTCTTGGTAATATGCGTAATCTTCCATAAAGAAGTCTAAACTGAAAGAATTAGGGTTTGCAGTTACCTTACCATCAATACTATTGAATAGCTTCTTAGAAACGTTTTTACCTTTCTTAGTAAGCATCGCTCTACTTTGGTTTATAACTATTCCTTTAAACCTTTCTAGTGCCTCCCTTGTATGTCCTTTTGTTAGCATATAGTCATATCGTTTTCAACCACCACATCAAAAGTTGCTACCCAACCTGCTAACTTGTTTTCAAACCTATCTACAAATGGTTCACATCCTACTGCACCAATCACTTGATACTTGTCTGTGTAAACATCACCCCTTTGTAAAATCGCTATTAGTCTGTTAAGGACTGCTAATTGTGTATTGAGTACATCTTGCTCATTGTCGTTTCCTACAAAGTCATCTTCTACTTCTGCTTTGCTTTCATCTACTACATCCATTGCAAGTACACTAATATTAAAAGTAAGTGTATTGTTTGCTACATTGCAGTTGTTTACTATTAGATGCGATAGTGGAAATATTGTCTGCTTGTTTAAATCTACATCATCTAGGCTTCCATAAGTTACTGTATTCACAAATGGTTCTGCTGCTAGTGTATCTTTTATTTTATCTGTTACATTATAGAACCCTGTCATCTTTGATGTCTTTTAATTTGTTGTCTTTCTAATTCTATTTTTTCTTTTTCAAATGCTAAATACAATAAGCATTCGTGTACGTTTAGTTTAGTGATATTCTCAAACTTGGTAACATCTCCTTTAGCAATTCCATAGATGCTTTGATACCATCCCCATTTTTTCCCAAATGTTGAAGCTGCTGTGTAGTCATTTCCTTGCTCACTTCCTGTTCCAAAAAGCTCAGAGTAGTTTTCAGCAATTCGTTGTTTAAACGATAAAAAAAAACCATCGCACCCATTACTACATCTAAAGGCATCTTCTTCATCTGTTCTGCTAAGTCTAAACCATCGTAATCTTCTATCTGGTATCTATCACCCTTCTTTAGCGTTACAGGTCTATACAGTACAGCCATTGCCTTGTGCATACTATCCCAATCTATAAAGTTCTCATCTAAGTCCACATACTCACCTAATGTCATATCATCTAATACAGGAATAAACCCAAACTCCTTACCACCCATTGTAAAGGTTCTTATAAGGTCTTGCTTAGGTTCAAATAGTCTATTAATGTCGTTTAGTATCTCTTGTACTGACGTAAACTTTATCTTGGCAATATCTTTAAGGTCAAGGTTGCAAAATATCTCAACAGTCTTGTGCATCATAAATCCTGTATCTTGATTTTCGTCTGTGTTGATACGTGCAAACTTCTGATACTGCTCTAATGTAACTTCACTAAGGCTGCTTGGTATTAGTATATCTACTTTCATATAAGTACAATAAAATTATGTGAGATATGTATAAAAAGAAAGAGGTAACATTTCTGCTACCTCTAAACCAATTAATCTAAAACTAAATCTATCAAATGAAAATATACCTCTAAGTTACAAATTTTTTAAACATATACAAATACATCTCGTTTAATTTTTCTTCCAACTCTTTACTATTCTGTTCGTATGAATCTTCACCCATCTTTTTCTGACCTTGCAAATCCATAATAAGCTGTACAGGATAAGGCTTCTTTGACCAACCTCTACCCATTGGGTACTGTTCTACAAAAAACCCTTTGTTCCAACAACCGCTATACACCTTATGTCTAATACGGTGGTCTTTGTTTACTTGTTCTAACGTGTAATCGCTACCCATATCAATACTTTGTATGCTGTGAAGAATCCTGCTGCTTGTGCTGTCATCAAGATAAGTAGTTGTTTACCTGCTCTAATCAGTTCAGGTCTATTGCGTTTTGCAAATACCATTTCTGTAAGTTCTAAAAATGCTCTCATAATAATTGTTGTTTTACATTAAATATGCTTCAAAGCAATCTCCATTGCAGAAGTCTTTTTCTGTTGGTCTGCCACAAGTAGGGCAGGGTTCATCGCATTCTCCAATGCTTCTTAAATAACTTTCGTACTCTCTTTCTAAATAATCCATATTGTTTGTTTTAAAAGGGGCATCGCTGCCCCCTGTTGGTTATATAGCTTTTTTTAAGGCTTTGTAGTATTTTAAACCTGTTTCATAGTGAAATGTTTTGTTTGTTTTTTCATTTACACTATTGTAGTTTAAAGAACCATCTTTTTTTCTATTTATGTAGAAAGTTCTGTTTTTTAATTTTGTTTCGTGAATTGTCATAATTGTTTGTTTTAATTGTTATACACTTCAAAGATATAAACTTTTTATTAACTGCCAAATTAATAGACAAAATATTTTCCCTTGTGTGGGTTCTCTAATGTATCAGTCAAGATGTAACGTGCAGCATCTATACAGTCAGGGTGTTCTCCTGTTGGTTTCTGTAAGGTGTTACCTTCTTTATCCTTCGCCCAAATATATCCTTGCAGTTCCCTCTTTAGGTTGTTGCTTCTACTTGTTACATATATTTCGTTTTGGTTCATTAGGTTTAAACCATATACTACTGAATCTCTACCCTTACTTACAGGTGTTACCGTATGTCCATACCCTTGCAACTCTGCGATACTCTTTGGTTCTGCTGAATCAGCTACAATAGCTTCCTTTATTCCATTACTTGTAAGATACCTACTAATATCTCTGTTGAGCATTCCTTTCTTGTATAGAACCTCATCGTATATATAAGCATCATTCCATTTGTATAGTGCTATTAAAGTTGTAGGGTCAACTGAATAGCCAAAGTCCATTCCATATCCTAATAGTCTAGCTTCTTGTGGTATTGTATCAATTTCTTTCCAATCTGGAATACATACGCCCTCTAAGCTACCTATCTCACCAAGTCCATACACTCGCCACCAATTTGCCCAATACGTTGAGGTCTTAGCTTTCTCCTTAGCCTTCTCTATTTCTCTTACTATCGTTTCAGGTAGTGAATCATTGTCTTTGTAAGTTAGTGTGATAAAGTCTGTATCTTCTTTTCCCACTAATTCCTTATCTACCCAAAATAGTGCAGCAGGGTTATAGTCTAACCACACATTGCCTGATGTTCTTACTACTAATTGTTGGTAGGCATCAAAGGGTACATTGTTACACTCGTTAATATAAAGGTCTGTTCTCCTTGCACCTCTTAGTTTGTCTGGTTGGTCTGTTGAAAAGAACTCTATATAACTTCCATTTGTAAACGTGTATTTTAAGGTACTTTTATTTAGTTGGCTATCCTTATACCTATTCATACTCTTTAAGATGCCTAAGAAGTCTTTATATGCCCCTCTACGCAAGTGTGGTATGCTTTCACTTACTACACTAATTTCTTTGCCCTCATTTCTTATAGCGTAGTCAATTAGGATAAGCAGGATACAAATAGTCTTTCCTGCTGATGTACCACCCCTAATTATCTTAACCCTGCTGTCAAGGTTTCTTAGTTTTGTAAGTGCTTGTGTTTTTTTTATCTGCATACATTTTACAGATAGGGTTTAGGTTCTCCCTAATCTATAAACAAAGGTAAGTCCTCATTGATTGTGATGTCTTTCGTTTCACGAGGTTTACCTGCATAATAATTATAGAATAATTGCACATATTTGAAATCACCTTTTTGTAATCCTTTAGTTAGTGCTTCAAATGCAATAGGTTCTAACGGTGTCAGTTTTTCAATCAACTTCACTTCTTCTGCTTTAGGTTTTCTCCCTGCATTTTTGTTACCACCGTTAAACTTCCTTTTATCCATAATCAAATAAAATCATTAATGAATCTAACTATACAATAAATATTTAGCAATTTTGTTAAAATAGCCTTTGTTGTGCTTGATGTTCTTTCAGTCTTTTCATTGCAGCTTCGTAGTAGTCTTTATCCAATTCACAAGCTGTTAAATCAAAGCCTAAGTTATGGCAAGCTATCGCTATTGAACCTGAACCTAAATGGGTGTCCAATATTTTATCGCCATCTTTTGCATAATTGTCCAAAATCCATTCATATAATTTTACGGGTTTTTGCGTTGGGTGAATTCTAATTTCTTTGTTTTTCATATCGTGTTGCAACATTCCATTCCAAACAATTTCACAAACATTAACACTTTGACTCCCGCTATAATAGGCTAATTCAGCCCTTCCAAATGCAGTACCTTTTTTATCCCAACAAATCCTCCCGCCGTTTAAATTGTAATTTTTATAAAAATTAACTCCCCAAATTATTTGATTTCTTGAAACCCTTTTCAATTCTTCAAAATATTCTTTGTTTGGTTCAATGTTTTCAAAAACCTTGTATTTTTTTCTTTTTGTAGCTTGTTTTTTTTGATTCTTATTATTATTTAAACCAATGGCATCATTACCTCCATAAGGTGGGTCAACAATAGCAAGGTCAAAGTAATTATCCTCATACCTTGCCATTAGTTCCATATTATCTTCGTTAGTTATTTTCATCTCTTATTCCTCTCTAAAGTATTCTATAACTGCCATTGCTAGTAGTCCAAATGCTGTAATTACAAATAGTAGTAGTGAATATTCCATTATAGTTTTGCGTATTTAGTGTATCTATCTGTCTTGTAATATCCGTTTAAGAAACTTGTTAGTCTATACAGTCTATACTTTGTTTTCTCTGCTAATTGTAATGCTTCATCTCTTTCTTGTTCTGCAACCTCCTTTTCTCTTATTAGCTTTTCTATGTGTGTTTCATTCTTTGATACCTTAACCTTCTTTAAAACGTTTGCTATGTTTTTGTATGCTGCTAATTCACGTTGATATAAGTTAGGTTGTAGTTTAAAGTTCTCAAACGTTCTGAAACCGTGTAGTGCTGTTGCGTGGTTCTTGTTAAACACGTCTGCTATTCTTTGTAGTGAGTAAGGTGTATATTCTCTTGCTAATCTGTAATAAATCACCCTTGCATATATTACTTTTTGTTTTCTATTGTTTTGGTAGAGGTTTGTTTTCAACTCTTCTCCTACCATATCTGCGATGTTATTCAGTATCATTTCTTTTTATAATGTTTGTTATTGTATCATACTTTGTTTCGTTTATTGCTTTAAGGATTCCTGCACAGGCTTCGTAGTTTTCTTCTGCTTCGTACATACCTAAGTAGATTTCTAATTCATCTACTGATACACCTTCTGCAAGGTCTAGTAATGCTATTCTATAAAACTTGTATATTTCATCAGTCATAAGAACCTGTTACGGTGTTTCGTGTTTCATTTGATTTTTTAACTTCTGTGTACTTTTTACTATTGTTTGCAACTCGCGTTGGTAGGGAGGTCGTATGTCTAACTTGCCACCATATCCAATTACACCGTCGTCTTGATTATCTTCGTACCCAGTCGTTAAATCGCGAATTTTTATTTCTTTTAGTTCTATGTTCATATTCTTTTATTTTTTATAATGATTCTTGCATAAGGAACTTTTACAATTCCATTTTCCATCATATATAGGTCACCATCAACTGCACCACGGTTTTGGACTTCCTTTCTATATTTCTTGTGTTCGGGTTTATAAGGGTGAACACCTATCTCAATTCCTGAGTTAGAAATTCCCAATCCAATAATTTCAAATTGTTCTGGATTATGCTTATCTATAAAAGTTATTGGAACCCCCATAAATCCTTTATAATCTATTGGAATATTAGCAACTTTTGAAACTTCGATACCATCGTAGTTTTCGTATTTAGGATATTTGTCTTCGTTTCCTTTGTAAGTTTTGTGTAGAATTATATCTTCTTTATGCTTCTTTACATCAAGGTTAGTAAACCAACAAGAAGTTGAAACCCTTGCGATTTTTTTCCCACTTTCATCAATATGATGATACTTTTCCCAATCATCAGGAACAATAAAGAACATCCCTACATTGAAATTTGTGTATCCTGTTCTTAATTTATTATCTTTTATCAATGCAAATGTTTCTTTGTAAGTGATTGAATTTGTGTTTCCAATTATCAGAAACTTTTTGTTGTACTCTTCAAGTTGTGAAATATATTCTCTGAATAATGAAAATGGTGGATTACTAACAACGATATCCGCTTTTTTCAAAAGTTCAATACATTCATTACTTCTGAAGTCACCATTACCCTTCAATTTTTTCGTAACATTTTTATTATGTTTTAATAAATACTCTACATCTGATATATCTATTGCTCCGTCATTGTTGTAATCTTTTACTTCGTTAATTTCAATTTTGATTGGTTCTTTCTCATTTTCTTTTTTAACTCCTTCAATATCAAATAGTGAAACTTGGGAGCCTAAGACGGGTGACCCTGAATAACTAGTTGCAATGAGTTTCTTTATTCCAAGAAGGTTAAAGTTAGAAGCAAAGTATTTAAAGAAATTGCTTTCATACGGGTCATCGGCATTACAGTATACAATTTTATCCTTGAACTGGTCTTTGTAGTATCTTAATTCCTTTTCAATATCTGTCAGTTGAGTATAAAACTCATCTTTCTTAACTTTTTTTGCTGTCTGCAAGATTGAATGCTGTGTCTTACTGCCCATCTGTGACTACTTTAAATTCTAGTTTATTGTTACCAACAAATTAATTAATAACAAATGTAGATAATGTTTTTTGTGATATGTTAATTATTGCAGAAGGTTTATGTGTTTTGTTATCCCAATTATCTACCATATCTACTATTACATCATTATAAGGATAATCAAGCATTGATGTATATTCTCTTGATGATGATTTTATTTCTAATGGTATTTTTATGTCTTTCTTATACACAAACAAATCTCCTTTATCTGTGTAATCAATTCTTTTTCCATATTCTGGGCGTATCCTTAATTTATCAATAGTTACTTTTAAACCCTTTTTTTCAAGTATTTCCTTTACTTTGATTTGATAATTGTAACCTGTTTTTAACTGTTTTACAAAGTCTGCGTGTTTATAACTCATAAAATTCCTCTTAATACATATTGGTCAATGTCGTTTTCCTCTTGGAAGAA